TCAAAAGGATCTGCATCTGCGATTTATAACATGTCTAAGCTTTCTATTATGTCTCGTTTTCCAGAAATAGGTAAAGTAATTCTTTTGTCTTTCCCTCGTTATAAGGGTGACTTTATTCAACAGAGATATATTAACTCCAGAGAAAAGAAAGAGCCAAAAACTTGGTCAATTAAAGCAGCGACATGGGAAGTTAATCCTACGATTAAGCGTGAACAATTAGAATCTGAATATGTTAGAAATCCTGTTGAAGCTAGAAGTCGTTTTGAATGTGAACCTCCAAACATGGAAGATGCTTACTTTAGAGATCCAGATCTGGTAAGAAAAGCTTTTATGTATAGTGAAGACCCAATAGATGAAAATGGTAATTTTAAAAACTGGTTTAACAATACAGATGGACAAGTTCGCTTTATTCATATTGACTTGGCATTAAAGCGAGACAGAGCAGCGTTAAGTATGGTGCATTGTACTGGGTTAAAAGAAGTTAAAACATTGAGTGGGGTTGAGCAATTACCTATTGTTAATGTTGACTTAGTTTATTCATGGGAAGCGTCAATCAATAAAGAAATTAACTTTGCTTCTATTAGACAAATGATTGTTGACTTATGTAGAAAGTTTGATGTAGCTAAAGTTACCTTTGACCGTTGGCAGTCAATTGAAATGATTCAAAGCCTTAGGGCTCAAGGTATTAATGCTGATTTTCACTCTGTTAAGAAAACAGATTACGATACTCTTATGACTGCAATTTATGATACAAGATTGCGTGGATATTGGAATGAGCTATTAGTTGAAGAAGAATTGTTAAAGCTTAGATTGTTTGGTAATAATAAGATTGATCACCCTAATTCTGGATCAAAAGACTTAGCTGACGCTGTTACTGGGGCAACCTTTGTGTGTATTGAAAACATAGCTATAAATACTGAAGTAGAGATTGAGATTCTGTCTCCAGATAAGCATTGGGAAGATCTTGAGGAAATGGATGATTATGGCACTGTAAGAGTGTATAATAATGAAATTGGGGAATTCTCTCCAGGTTATAGTAAAGAAACGATGGATGGTGGGAAATGGCTGGAAAGCTTGTAGATAATATCAAGGTTACTCATGAAGAAGTAATGAATCAATTGGCAATACAGATTGCCTCGCTTCAGATTGAAAATACTGTTATAAAGATTGAGAATCAAAAGATGAAACAATTGCTTGATAATATTGGTGACATTGAGGTTCCTTTTTAAAAAAAAGTATTTATTTTTCCTCTAGAGTGAGTTTTCTGTCAGTAATGCTGATAATGTCTCAAGTAGTCAAGTGGTAGCCCTAAACAACTACCTTTTATAAACAAACAACAATAGGAGAAAAAATGTCAACATTCACATTAAACAAAGTAGATTCGCTTCCTGAAATCTCACGAGCAGGTCGTAAGTCTGAGGAATTGAATATGATCATTGATGCGCTAAAGCAATCAGCAAATAGTAATGCAGTGTTTAGTCTTATGGGAATTAAGGCTGGCAATGCTTACAATTCAATGCAGCAGAGAATTCGTGCTCAAGCTAAGAAATTGGGTCTCAAGATTGTTATTCGTTTTGATTCGGTCAATGAGACTCTTTTCTTCCAGGCAACAAATATCACAACTGAAAAAGTAACTGGTATCAGTGCAGATAAACTTTCTGTACAGTCAAATGAAATTAGTGGTGTGAAGTCAAAGACTAAAATCACTAAGTAAAAACATTTAGAAAAATACTCCATAAAGCCCCCTGCATAAACTGCAGGGGGCTTTTTTTTATGTCATAATTGATGCATGACATTAGAAATTGAACAACAGAATATTGAAATTGATAGAGAAGATATTGATTCGTGGTGTCCAATGTTTGGGCTTCCATGTTACGATAGGTCATTGACTGAACCTTTCTTCATGTCTTTTATGAAGACTGTGATGTACCTAAAAGAAATCAATTGTAAAGTCGCAGTGAGTACGATTACTGATTCTCTTATTAACAGAGCTAGGAATAATCTTGTTGCTAAGTTTATGGCTAATCCACAGTTCACACATTTAATTTTTCTTGATGTTGACCTTGCGTTTAGACCTGAGGATATTGTAAAGCTTCTTTGGCACGATAAAGAAATTGTTACTGGATCTTATCCGATTAAGGATATCAACTGGGATAAAGTTGTAGAACATGTTGGTAATGGTGTTCCTGCAAAAGAATTGGCAAAGAAATCAACAAGGTTTGTGGTAAATCCTGTTCGTGCTGGAAATAATACAATTGAAACAGATAATGGTGCAATTTCTGTTCATGATGCTGGTACTGGCTTTATGTGCATTAAGAGATCGGTTATTGAAAAGCTTATTGAGGCATACCCTGAATTAAAGTTTAATGATGATACAGGTTCAATGAATGATGAAGAAAAGAACTGGACATATGCTTTCTTTAATTCTTATGTAGATGATGATGGTAGATTTGTATCTGAAGATTATGGATTCTGTAGGTATTGGCAAAAGCTTGAAGGTAAAGTTTGGGTTGATCCAGCAATTGAGATTCAGCATTTAGGTAGATTTAACTATGAAGGAAATATGATGGATTACCTAATCTCTATTTCCCAAAAACCAGTTGAAATTCAGGAATAACATAAAGACCATAACTGGTTAAAAAACATATACTAAAAATTGATAAAATATTGGCTAAAAGATGCTTGGTGATTCATTAGGTAATCTTTTAGTCAATTTTTTATTTCACGATAGACGCTTAGTAATATTACACTTGTAACATTACACCTGTAATATTACAGCCTCACCCTGCGATCTAAAATTTTAGATAAAAAATTAGATCATTCGTGACAGCTTTTCTCACCTATTCTCTGACCAATAAAAAAATCTCATTTATCTTTTCTCTCAGGTTTTTTCTTGCTAATTTAGCCGATAGCATTATTACTCAATGCGTGAACTATATGTCAAGACAAATAATATTTATATTCATATTACTAAAGTTGATGATATCTCTGCGCATTTGTACAAGATAAAAAATCAGATAAAGAATAGGATTTTATTATGAGTAATTCTACTTTTGGTTCATTGGTTGGACATATTGTTCAAGATAAAAATAAATGTTACGGTAAGGTAACGGAAATTCGTGAAGTTGTGATAGATAATAATAATGTATTTATTGCGTTATTAGATACAGGTAAGGCTATCAAATTGTCTATTCTTGCAAAAATGTTTGCGCAAAGTAGTTTGTATTTGCGTAGGCGTGGTGATGAGTTTATTGTTTACGCTTATAGTAAAGATGCTCATGTATCTAAAGCTAAATTTGGTCCTCAGCGCAAGCGTATTGTTTCGCCTTGTGTTACGGGTAATATAAACAATACAGCAACTATTGGTGATGAGACAATAAATATCACTTCGCATATTAGTTCTGGTAATCCAGTTTATTATAATAAACAAACAATGGGAGAAAGCAAATGACAATGGAAGAAATTTACGATAATACAATTACTAGCCTAAATGAATTGTATCGTCAAAAATATAAGGGCTTGATAACTTATATTGAATTTGCTAATCAACAGCAAATAGTATTACTTGAGTTTAGTAAAAATATCAAAGATAAATTTGCTGAAAGACTTATTGAAAGCATTGAAGAAAGCAAACTGCTCAAAATAGAAAGTGAGTTACAATAATGGAATTTGAAATTGTAGATGCTTCAGTAATTGAATTGCCTAAGACATTGACTAACTTTGAGATTTCAGGTGAACTTGAGTTTGAAGTTATTGATGCAGATGAAGTTATCGTTACTGAACGCAAAAAGAAAATAGAAGCGTTTTTCCCTTATGGTTCATATTCAAAAGAAAGAACATATAGGACTTACTGGGAAGATAATGATCAAGATTTCCTTATGTCATTAGTTAGCGTCAAGGTTCAACGAATGAATAGGAAAAAGCAAGAAGTTATTCTTGACGATATTCGTGAGTTTAGACTTTTGAAGAAAGTTGCTCGTGAACAATTGGTTGAGAGTTTTACTAATGTTGGTTATAACTTTAGTGTTTACGGAGAGGAATAAATGGAATATAAAGCTCAACTATTAGATGAGCTTGAGAAATTATCAAGCCTTTTAGATATACCTTTTGCTCGCAGAAGGGATTATCGTTGGATTATGCGTAATGTTGCAATAAACAATACGGATGATAAAAAGATAAAGAAAGTAATTAGCATTTGTCAACTACTAATGAAAGATGAAATCTAATGTTCAAAGATGAAAATGGCGTTTATCACAACTATTGTGAAAAAGGTCTAAATGCAATTGCATTTTTGGTAAACACTGAAAATGAAGATAACAAAAAAGCATTTGAAATTGCAGTTGATGAATTTTTAAAGCTGGAAGATATGATTAGTGGTTATGAAAAACTAATCAAACAACAGCGTGATGAAAATTGGCAATTGATGCAATTTATTGCAAAACAAAACAAAGAAATCCGAGAAATGAAAGAAGGAATAAATGGCTAATTGCATATATTGTTTGTCGGAATATATTGATGAGCGATATGAAGCAGGTTATGAATACTGCTTAGATGATAAATGCCAAAAGATTGGGCTTGATGTTTCAGAACGGGAATTTAGAAAGATTTATACTCCTGCTTTGCTTCACAAATCTAATTACTTTTGGGTAAAGAAAACAGAATTAAAAACACTAAATGTAAGAGCCGACCTATTAGGATAGAAAGAGGAATTGAAATGTTTTGGTTTGAAGAAAACGAAAAAAGAAATAATCACCCTGCAATGAAAAATGCAAATAAACTTACTCGTGAAAATCATGAGAAAGTTGCAATTTACGATTGGGCATTGGATCTGGATTTGAATCCAGATTGGAAAACATGGCAGAATGAAATGAATGATTACTTCGGTAATTCAGGATGGAATAGGTAATGGATACAATTATCTTAACAAAAAACGATTGGGTTGAATGTGACGGTTGTGGTGAAAAAATCGCTCCCGTATTCTGGAATAGAACATTTAATAAAGAAACAAAAACATATTCAAATGATGAGACTATGGAATTTACTTTTGAAGGTAGAGAGCCTGACCTTATTGTAGAACAAATAAGTCAAGGTTTGACTTTTGAATTGTGTGGTGGTTATGGTGAGTTTTTTGATTGCATGTCAGAAGATGATGTAATTAAAATAACTGCTTGCCATGAATGTATGATAAAAATGTTCAATTTATTTTATAGTAAAACTAAGCATTTGCGTGGTCTTCATCCTTCGGATAAGAATGGCGATATGTGTTGTGAATGGGGTTGGTAATGGATTATCAATGTCAAGAATGTTTTGAATATTTTGAAGAAGGTGTTATGCCTTGCCCTATTTGTGGAAGTGAAGTTGTGATTCCAGTTGATTTTATTAGTTCTCAAACTGATTGGGATGATGGTTACTAAATGGATCACATTTTGCTTTTAGCAATGCTTTTATTGATATTCACAATTTTAATTAAGGATAAATTATGAAAAAGAAAAAAGTTAAGATACTGGAATGGGTCAAAGTAAAATCTGAACCTCAGTATTATTGGACTAAAGAAAATGGTTGGAACAATAAAAAAGATATGCCAGAAGAGTATTGGAAAATAGTAGAAATAGGAGAGGAATAACATGTTAGATTATTTAAATTTAGGACCAACACCTACAAATGAAGATTGTGCTCAAGTTGGTAGTCCTGATTTTGAAAAAAGAGCAAATAAGCAATTGGATGCGTACAAAGCTCAACTTGAGCGCATGTTTCCAGGATTAGAAACACATAAGAGTATGGAATTTAAAAAGATGTGGTTTCCACATGATTTTGGTTCATATGGTGAAATTGTAATTGTTTATGATGCTGACAATGAATTGGAAGCAGCAACGGCAATTGAAATTGAATGGAATACCCCAACTCATTGGGATCAAGAAGCAATTGAGGAATTGTTCAATGTATTACGAAACATTTGAAGCAAAATGTTGTTGGTGCGGTGAAGAGTACTATGAATGCTTTAAGTTAGAAGAAAATAAATATTTGTGTTCCATTTGCCTATCTTATGGAATTGATGAATCTAAAATCAAAGAACAGGAAAATAAAAAATGAGTAAATGTAAAGTATGCAATACAACAGAAAATATTATTTATAGTGGAGTTGACGCTTTTATGTTGGGTCAAGAAACTACAGAAAATATTTGTTATCCATGTGCAAATGAACAATATACAAATCAAACAAGCAATAAGGAGCTAGTAAAATGAAAAAAGTAAATGACGATACACTAAAGATTCTATCAGAATATATCCATGATGCAGTTGATGTTGATTTTGATATGGGTCAAGCAATAGCATATGGTGTTATGGTAAATAACAATTTGACTGTGCAAATAGAACAAATTGCATCTGATGGTGATATTTACGATATGCTTTATGATAATCCAGCACTTGTTGCTCAAGTAAAAAATTATGATTTTATTACTATTGCGACAACTGGTTGGGCTGCACCTATTACTGATGATACAGATACTGATAATGAAATAGCTCCATCTAAGCATCCAAAAAGGCGTAGAGTTCGTCTTTTAGTTTCGGCTAATACCCATCTTCAATTTGCAAGTTCTATTTCATTTAGTGATGATTTAGAGAATCCAGTTTATGATTACGGTGACGCTAGAGGTCAGCTTGCAGAAGCAGTTAAGGAATTGATGATTGCAGGAATTGAGGTTCAATGAGCGATTTTGTTTCAGATATTGAAAAGTATGCAAAAATGGCAACTGAAAAACCCCAGGATTTTGGATACTGGGGTAATTCAGATATGTTTGATACTTGGGGTTTCACTAATATTGATCAGAATAGAGATTCTGATCCATTAGAAAAAGCAAACTTCAAATATATTACTGAAGAGTTGATGGGTCTTTTCCCTGAAGATTATAGAATTGAAACTTATAATCATTGGGCTGTA